CAAAAACGCAAATACGCCAAAGCCTTGTACATTCTCAACGACTACAACGACCGTAATACCGTCGTGGCGCATCTGTCGCTGGATCACAACGAGCGGGCAATGGAGTTGTTGGCTGCGATGCCGAAGGATGCCGTGACGGAGTACCTGCGGGCCATCGCCTGTTCGCGGCTGGGGCGCAAGGAAGAGGGACGGGAACATTTCCTCGAAGCATGCCGCTTGGACGGACGTATGGAGTATCGGGGCAATCTCGATCCGGAGATTGCTGAACTCTTAAAACAATAGTCATGCGGATCGGACTGGTGGATGTGGACGGGCATAACTTCCCGAACATAGCGCTGATGAAACTCTCGGCATGGCACAAGCGCCGGGGCGATACGGTGGAGTTCGCCGATCCCGCGGCGAGGCGTTATGACAAGGTCTATATGTCGAAGGTCTTTACCTTTTCGCGCGATTGTACGGATCGCTACGACTGCGAGGTCGTGCGTGCCGGGACGGGTTACAGGGACTATGCGACGATTCTTCCCGAAGAGATCGAACATATATGCCCGGATTACTCGCTTTATGGGGTCAAGGAAGCCTATGGGTTTCTGACGCGCGGATGCGTGAACCGCTGTTCGTGGTGCGTCGTGCCCCATAAGGAAGGTGAAGTCCGGGCACACGCTGACATCGAAGAATTCCTCGACGGGCGTAAGCGTGCCGTGCTACTCGACAACAATGTCTTGGCTTCGGAGTGGGGACTTATGCAGATCGAGAAGATCGTCCGCATGGGCATCCGGGTAGATTTCAACCAAGGGCTCGATGCCCGGCGTATCTCCCGCACGCCGGGGATTGCCGCATTGCTCGCACGGGTCAAATGGATACGTTTTCTGCGCATGGCCTACGATAGCCGTGCCATGCAGGATGACGTTCATAAAGCCATAGAACTCCTCCGTAAGCACGGCGTTCCGGCCCGGAAGCTCTTCTTCTATGTGCTGATAAGGGATGACTCCGAAGATGCGCTCGGACGTATCCGGGAGCTGAAAGCGTTGGGGTGTCAGCCTTTCGCGCAGCCGTACCGGGATTTCGAACATGAGGGGAAACCCTTGCGGGAGCAATGGCGGCTGGCCTACTGGTGTAACCGCAAACCGCTGTTCTACTCCGTGGGTTATGAGGAATACCGAAAAAAACGAACTTAACAATCGAACTTATGAACAGACTGAAAATCAAATATGCCGTCGCGTACGGCTTTCTTGCAGCAACGGCGGTCGCGCTTATCGCATCGCTCTTTACGGGCTGCCATGTCTACGAACATGAAGAGGTGGAAATTATCCGCTGCCCGGTGATCGAAGCCGATACGATCGACATTCCCGGCTGGGATAAGGAAATCGCAACCCCCGAATTTTAACCGCTGTCACGATGAAAAAACTGTTGATTTGGCTCCCGGGCATGCTTTCGATGCTCGCAGCCTGCACCGAAGCGGTAGAGATACCGGCTCGGGCACCCGAAAAACAATCGCCCGTCAGGGTCGAACTGCATCTGACGACCGAGCAGCAGGCCGCCACCCGCGCAATGGACGAAAATTGCATTCGGGATGTAAATTTATACCTGTACGGAGATACAGAATATCATTTTTATTTCCCCTCCGTTTCCTCGCCGCTGGTGTTCAACGTCCTTCCCGGCAATTATCGGAGCTATGCGATTGCGAACGCCGGGCAGGATCTGGGGGATAAAAATGCGTTCGAAATCCAGTTTTACGAAACGGCAGTGGACGTGATGGAGTCTTCAAACGCTATTCCGATGACGAATCGGGGAACATTGGCCGTCGATGGCGCTGGCCTGTGTACCCCCTCATCGCTTCGCGTAACGCGCAGTGCGGCGAAGATCGCCTATACCATCGAGGTCGCCGACGCCGTCGCACCGTCGCTCAGTCTTCGCTCGGTGCAGTTCTGCAATCTGCCGCGGACGATACGTCCCTTCGATTCGGGCAGTATTTCTTCGACGGTCGAGGCGAACTACTATGACGGCGAGACGATGCCTGTCGGCAATGAACGGAGAACCGCGGGTACAGCGTATCTTTTCGAGAACTTGCAGGGCTCGGTAGACACAATCACCGACCAGAAGGACAAGTGCCCTGAAAATGCTCCGGCCTGTGCCACCTACCTGCGGATTCTCGCGGAACGGAGCACGGACAAAGCCCTTGTCGAATACATCGTTTATCCGGGTGAAAATAACACGTCGGATTTCAATGTCCGCCGAAACACGTGGCATAATCTGGAACTTGTTATCATGGGCGAAAATGAGATCGACAACCGGGTTCTCGTCTACGACGGCCTGTATTACGGAACGGCGAACTGCCATATCTGCACCGGCGATCAGGTTACGTTCGATGTTACCCCGTATCGCACGTCCCGCAGCCGCAATTACGCCTATCTGGGAATCGAGGCGGGCGATGAATACGCTCCGGCATCCGCCGGGCTGCTGTGGCAGGACAACAAGATCATTACAGGATTCACGCTTGCGGACAACCGTCTTACGGTGCACACGAACGGTCAGCGGGGCAATGCGCTCGTCGCGGTGTACGATGCCGGCGGGACGATTCTCTGGAGCTGGCATATATGGTGCCTGCCCAACGATCGGCCGCAGGACGACCGATATACGAACCGGGCGGGCGAACAGTTCCTTGTCATGGATCGGAATCTGGGAGCCATCGGTACGGATTTGAAAACCCGCTACGGACTGGTCTACACATGGGGGCGCAAAGATCCCTTTACGTCGAACGAGGTCTACAACGCCGCAGGACGTAAGGATCGGTTCATAAACCATTGGCCGACAATCTACACCACGAACGAATCCGAAGCCAAAACATACGATCTGACCTATATGACCCGGCACCCGACGACGTATGTCTATACGGGGTGGTACGCCAAACTTTATACCTATTACGACAATGCCCTTTGGGGCGATCCCGCGCCTGTGGACACTTACGGTTGGGCGAGTGCGAAAAGCGTGCATGACCCCTGCCCCGAAGGGTACCGGCTGCCGAGCCGTTATACATGGACGGCTTTCGAGAATTACGTTTTTCCCGGAGAACCTTATGTGGTCGGAGCGTTCGACAACGGCTATTGGTTCCAGCGCTTCAGGGGAGATACGAAAGGGACGTTTTATCCCGTACCGGTCGGGAACGACGATTTTTGGCTGGATCGTGACGGCGTTGCCGTCATGCTGACCGGAGCGGCGTCCGAACCGACATCCGCTACGCCGTATCCGACCGTCTATTTCAAATTCGAGATCAACAGCGGGTGGACGAACTTCGAAGGCGGAAAAGGCAAAGGGCTGGTGCGTTGTGTCAGGGAATAGATATTATTTCCGATTCTGTCTTGTAAAATCCTCTGAAATTTACCGTTCATGTCCCGAATCGCAGATTTTTTAGACCGCCTCATGAGGCGCAAGGTTCCGGCGAGTGTTTTCGTTACGATGAATCCGCAGATGCAGGCCGTGCGTATCGCCGTCCGAGAAAACGGACGTCAGTCTTTCGAAGATTATATACGCGAACAGGTTGCCGCCTGCTCCCGTTCATCGGTCGTTCCCGACCACACGCTGCTGCATCTGACCTTTCCCGACAGCAAAGCGATTCCGTCGCGCCGAAGTACGACGAACGAGTATTTTTACGGGAAGCTGGCTCCGGCTTTTATCCGGCAGGATATACACCCCGAGCCGGCCGTTTCGCTCCGGGATGCGGCTTTCGCACTCTCGAAAGGTCTTTCGCCCCTCTCTCCGGCAGGGCGGCGGGAACAGCTGATGCGCGATCCCGAATACCGGAGATTTACGATGCATTGTGCCCGTACGGCGCCCGACGATGCACCGCTCTATCGGGCTGTAACCTCTTCGCAGGGAACTTATCTCTTCAGCGATACGCCCAAGGGCCGGCGGGCCATGTACTGCTATATGCAATACATGACGGATCGTTTCTTCGGAATGCGGACTGATGCAGATACGCTGAAAATCTATGAATTGAAACATTTGCCGCCCCGAATCGCCGCGATGGCGGACAAGTGTATCGACAAATTCGTGAAAAGCGATCTGAAAAGCGAGTATCCGGGACTGGAGAGATCCCGATACAGTTTTACCGAGGAGAAGTGGATTCCGACATCGGTACTTTCGGAAGGCGTATGTTCGGCAGCATATTCCATATCGCCGTGCTACGAGGACTTCGAGAGGTTCGTTGCCGGGAACCGGACACAGGTATCGTCAGGCAATCACGATCTCGCAACGCTGTTGTATATCGCGGAAAACGGGTACGCCGCATCTGTAGCCGACGACGGGTTGCATCGTTTCAGACATCGGGAGTTCTTCTCCGAGGTAGCGTCGAAACTCCGGGATTGCGACCGGGCGCGTATGGGAAACCGGCAATCGACGCACGACTTCGGGTACGGTGCCTTGCAGCAGCAGGCCCGTGAAATCGCAGCGGGTATTCTTCGCACGGAATACAACATTCAGAACGGGAGATTCCTGACGGAATACAAAGAGTCATCGCCGGATGCGAAACAGCATGTTTCCCTGCCCGGAACGGGCACCGTAACCAAAAGGCGGGAAACGGAACGCAGGCTGCGGCATTCCCGTCCTGTCAGCGGCAAACGTGCCGCAATAAAAATATAACGAATATGCGGGAAGACCGGATACGAAGTATTTACCTGACGCTCGACTGAACGCTGCATGCCGTACGTTTCGCTGTCGGAACGAACGGCGAAGAGGGTTTCAGGCATCACATCTCCGAAGAGTTGAAAAAGACGACACCCGGACGGGCGCTCGAAAACCTGTTCTATCTGCAATACGATCTGCCTCCGGAAGCATCCTTCCATGCGACGACGGAAGAAGCGAAGCGGCCCGATGAACTATACATGCGGAAATTATTGCCGGAATTGACTCGTCTGAAGTTACAGCCCCGTCATGTCGTGGCGAATGACGAGGCGTATTATGCGGTGATGAAAGGCGTAATGCTCTTTACACCGGAAGCAGAAAAGCTGATGCTGACGGAGGATTACTTTTCGGCACGACGGCAAATCCGGCTGTGTGCACCGGATTTGAAACGACGAAATGAAACACGACGGCATCCGATGCCGGTGCTTAAATTATACTAAATACTAATTCATAAAACATTCGACTTATGGAAGTAACCATGATGGAACACGATGCCTATCTGGAACTGAGAAGGCGTCTGTGCGGCCTGTCGGTCGCCGTAACGGAATTATACCGTAAAGTAGCCCCGCCCACACGGGAGAAATGACTCAGCACGCAGGAAGTATGCGAGGCGCTGCACATTTCGCAGCGGGCTTTGCAGAATTACCGCGATCGGGGAATCATTCCGTATTCCACGATAGGTTCCAAATTCTATTACCGGGAGACCGACATCGAACGGGTCATCCGCGAAGCTCTGATCCGCAGATAGTATGTCGGACGTTATCACGAAGCGATCCGAAGAGTTCAAGGAACTGACGGATTGGATGGTGCAAACCACGCGCGAGATCGAAACGGCCATGAAACATTTGCGGCCGACGATCGGTCAGGAGCATTATCTGACCGGAGATGAGATTTGCAGACGCTTCCATGTGTGCAAACGGACGTTGCAGACCTTGCGGGATACGAAAGCGATTCCCTATACGACGCTCGGCGGGAAAATCCTCTATCCCGAATCCGGGATCTTCGAGGTGCTGAAGAAAAACTACCGCGACTTCCGGCCCTGGAATAAGTAAACGAACGGCGACCAGATCAGTCTGGTCGCTGTTCGTTTAGGGTTAAGCCTCCTTGGAAAGCAGCCGGGTCGTAGGCTGTGTGAGTTCATACAGATTGCCGATGCGCTGCGTAAGAAGACGTACGTCTTCCTTCATCTTGTTGGCGGTTAATTTGGCGTAGATTTGAGTCGTCGTAATCTGCTTATGTCCGAGCATTTCCGAAACGGTTTCGATAGGTACTCCTTTCTCCAATGTGACCGTCGTTCCGAACGTATGGCGTCCGATATGCGTCGATAGGTTTTTGGTGATGCCGCATTTTTGGGCAATGCGTTTTATTGTCGTACACATACTTTTTCGACTTTTCACGGGAAAGACCCGCGTTTCGTCGATTTTACCCGGATACCCCCTATATCGTTCGATAAGCTCCTGCGCAATGGGCAGCAACATGATGTGATAAGGCGTACCGGTCTTCTGACGACGATTGTAGATATATTGTTCTCCCGTCGGAGTTGTTACGATATGATCGTAAGTCAGATTCTTCAGATCTATATAAGCTAGTCCGGTGAAACAACAGAAAATAAACATATCCCGCACGGCCCGCTGTCGGTGATAGCGTAACTCCACATTCATAAGCCGCTGTATTTCTTCGTCGGACAGGAACACGCGGGGCTTATAATCAGGAGCACATTTGAACGCCAGAAAGGGATGACGGTCTATCCAGCCTTGCTCAACGGATACATATAAAACACATTTCAATGTCTGGGTGCGATCGAAAGCCGTTGTCTTGCCGCAATGTCCGTCTGAGAGCATCCATGCGTAATATCTTTCGATGAACGTAACATCCAACTCCTTCAAAGTCACATCTTCCAGTTTTTTCAGAACCAGATACCGCATCAGGCAACGGCGTTCTTCCATCAGCCTATCGTAAGTACGTTGCGCTCTGTCACGTCCGATTCTCGCTTTTATAGAATCGGCATGGTAGTCGAAAGCTGCGATAAGCGTTTTATATCGGTCGCCGAAACCATGGTAAGCATTCTTGACCTTATTGGCCGTGACATACGCATCACGGTCACTGATCGACTGATAGTGTTTGGCAATTTGAACTTTGATGTTTTCAAGCATCTGGTGAATTTCGCGCGAAAGCGTATTTCGTTGCGATTTCAGATAATTGGTTTTCTCATCCCATAGCGCCGGGTCGATATTCAACTTGCAACTGAAACCGGCTTGCGTGCCATTGACCGTGATGCGCCCCATGACCGGAACTTTCCCGTCTTTCGAGATTTTATCCTTTTTCAGATAAAACAGAACTTTAAACGTACTTTTCATAACTCAACAATTTTTAATGTGACAAAGGTATCGGTTGTTGAGTTCTCAAGAATTACGTATATTTGCGCAAGAAATTGTAATTCAGTCGCATATATGCTATTGTAAAGCAATTCGACGGGGTTACGATTTGGTAACGAAACTCCCGTCGAATTCTACTTTTAATAGCCTTTGCATCCGAAATCCGTGTAAATAACGGAATTTTAATATATTGATTTTCCGCTATTTACATTTTGTCTATTCCAATTATAAAAAAACACTCATCCCGTATTTGGGGGGCGATTTTCTGTTCGTGTTCGTGTTACATATCGACGCAACCGAAAGTATTACCCGACTGGTAAAGCGTTGACGCCGGAGGAGTGGAACGCATTACCGACAACTCGATCCCGCGCATTGCTTGATGTACGCGCAGATATAGAAAACAGTTATAGTATTGTTCTTGCGGCGGCCAAAGCTATTGCCTATACTGGCAATTTCTCTTTGGAGGCACTTAATGAGCGATTGAAGGGGGCGGCATCCGATACCTTAAACACGATGTTTAAAGCCAAAATAGACGAATTGAGGAAATCGGGACGCATCGGCACCATGTTGGTATATGACAATGTGTTAAAGGGTGTCGAACGGTTTGCCGGGAAAAATGTGCTACTTGAGGCTGTAACTACAAATTGGGTGCGGAGGTACGCAGACTTTCTCCGTAATGAAGGTAAAGCACAAACCACAATTTCAATAAATCTACGCCACCTCCGCGCGCTCCTCAACGATGCAAAGCGCTTGGGAGTGCTCAAAGAATCGCAATACCCCTTCGGTCGGGGGCGGTATGAAATACAGGCCGGCGAAGGGCGCAAGTTGGCTTTGTCGCAAGAACAGATAGCCACCATAGCTAAATACGAAGACGGTACGCAGGCTACGGCTAAATACAGGGATTATTGGTTATTCCTCTACCTATGCAACGGAATAAATGTTGCCGATTTCGTGAAATTGAAATATAATAACATATCCGACGGGGAAATTCATTTCGTGCGTCAGAAAACCGAGTTTACCACCAAAACCCGTAAGGAAATAAGTGTCGTTATAACCCAACCTATGCAAACGATTATCGACCGTTGGGGAAATACCCCCGCCACCCCGAATACATACATATTCCCGGTGCTGGACGGTTCCGAGGATGCTATTCGGCGAAAGCAGAAGACCCAGTATTTTACGCGAGCATTTAATAGACGAATGGCTGAGGTGGGCGAAAGGCTCAATATCGGGCGCATTTCAACATACACTGCTCGTCATTCCTTCGCCACCGTATTGAAACGATCCGGGGCGAACATTTCTTATATATCTGAATCGCTCGGGCACCAGGATTTGAAAACTACGGAAAACTATCTTGCCAGTTTTGAAAAGGAGGAGCGCACGAAGTGGGCAGAAATATTAACTAAATTCGAGTGAGTATGGATATAGCTACAATTACAGATGTTTTGGACTATGTGCGTAAATGTTCTAAACTTGTGAACGCATTTATTATAGGAATTATAAGGCAAACACAAGCCGATGATCTTACCAAACCAATAGAAAATGTAGAAAACTACGATTTTTCAATAGATGGACATATAGATTTACGCCTTAAAGCATTAAATATTATAAAATTAATCTCGGACGATAAACGGGAAAAAGTTGCAAATTTAATTTTTGAGAATTATAATGCTTGTATTAATTATGAAGTGAATGAATATGTGCACCAACTGCGAGCAGATAAAAAAGAAATATTTTGGCGGGAAAGGTTGCGGGACACCTATCCGGCTATATTTGATTCAGTATTTTCTGCTTTAGTATTTATTTATAAAATTCATGATGTCATAACCGAATGGGTATGCGATGGGGTTGAATGCTACCAAATTGGGAATATGTCAAGCTTGTTATCAGGTGTTGGATTCAAATGCAAAAATCCTTATGTTGTAAAATCAGAAAAATTGTTAATGGCACCTAAAAATAGCTATTATTTATCTAATAGTAAAGGTATAAAAGATATATATTTATGGCTTATTGAATTAGTTGATTTTGTTGCGTATGATGGAATTTTAGAAGGGTCTAATATTCCAGATGATATAGATCGGCATATGTATGGATTAGGACGTAGAGGACATATTTATGGAGAAGAATATATAATGGCAACAAATGCTATTCTAACAAGAATGGATCAAGCAGCACGAGAGGCCGTAATATGTACACTTATTCAGTATGGATGGCGCATATTTGGCACTGATGATCGTTTAAAGCATTATATCAATCATGAAAAGCGTATCGCAGAACAGTCGGAAAACTTCAATAATATTTCATCAGAAGAAAATTATTTTTGGGAGGCAATTTCAGCATTGGCGACATTTTATAGCGGTATTGCGGAAGTGTGCATTAAATATAAAATTTCGGATATTAAAAACGACAAGAATTTACAAAGGTTTTGCCACGCTATTTTTAGTTGGGGTAAAGATGCTGGAGATGAAGTTCCCGAAACCCCTATAAAACGAGGACGAAGGTCGTGCCGCGAAATGGCATTGAAGGATTATTTTACTTTAGACGCAGATATTGAAATTGAACGAATTGTAGAAACTATTGCGATAAAATCAGGTATACCTCGCAGTAAAATTGTAGCAGAAGAAATAATGAGACTAAAAGAAGAAGGTAAGATTATAGAATTAAATGGCAGATTGAGCGGATTTATTAACCAATTAAGAGGCATTATACCGGACTTACCCACAAGGCAGTCAATATGCCAATACTTGCCCCCAATGTAAAATACTTTGCAATTTTTTGCAACTAACAAGAGAAGCGCCTTTGCACCTACATGTAGGGGCGTTTTCAGTTGCAAATATTATTCCCTTATTATTTGCAATTTATATGCATTTTTTGCAAATAAAACATTATGCACCTTTGCATTGTGGTCGATCACGAGCCCGGACGCGGGCAAATTTTGAATTTTTAAAGCCACAATGTTATGGAAGTACAAACTCCGGCAACAGTATATGTTGCATCATCAGAACAACTGGAAGGCTTGATCTTAAAAGCAGTCCGCACCATTATCCCAGAGCTGGCAGGTTATAAGAAGCCAGCCGAGGAAGCATCCGACACCTTGACAGCCGAGGAGGCGATTGTCTTCCTACAAGCTATGGGATACCCGACTACTCTTTCCAATCTCTATGGGTTGACATTTAGAAATGCGATCCCCTATCGTAAGGTGCGCCGGCGCCTTGTGTTCTCTCGCACGGAGCTCACAAAATGGATTGAGGCAGGCACTTTGCGTCCCGAGGAACAGCGGGCGGCCGCAGCATTGCGGATCGCACAGTCGGCAAATAACCAGCAATAGCACCAGGGCTATGTATGAAATGAAGATCGCCGCCGGCGCTCGAAGCGAGCGCGCAGCGGCAACCCTTGGTGTCCATACCGACAAAGGTACGCAAAAAACTTTGGCTTTCCACCAGCAGAGGGTCTATGATTTGCTTCAATCATGCAAAAAATATTCTGCCGCAGACATTTCCGTCGCCCTGCGATTGTCTGACCCTCGGAGCTGCATACGCGATTTGAGGGCCAAAGGCATCGACATCCTCGATGAATGGGTGCCCAGCGAGCACGGTTCTCGTTTCAAAAGGTATTATTTGGAAGGAGGTGCGGAATGATTAGCAAGGGTTTCTATGTATGGACGAGTGATGATAGGTTTAAAAACTTAAGTCCTATCGAAATCTTCATCAATTCAAATGGCGGTATCACATTATGCGAAGAATCCGACGATAACATGCCAATTGAGTTGCAAAGTCTCATCGCCTTATCCCCCGATATGGTGGATGATGTAATCGAAGCTTTACGTGTGTTAAAATCCGAAATATAGCTCCCTATGAAACGAACAAATAGAAATTATTTCCCCCACGAATACACCGCTAAAGATGATCCAAAATGCGAGCGGTTAATCTTCAAGATGGGGATGGAAGGTTACGGCATATTTTGGGCCTTGCTGGAAGTTTTAAGAGCGCAACCCGACTATACTTATCCATTGGAAAACATCCCACTTGTGGCGTACAAATATCGCACAGAATCGGAAAAGGTGCGCCGCGTTGTATTTGATTTCGGACTATTTAATGTTGTTGATGATAAAATATTCTTTTCCAATGGGTTAATACGTCGTATGCAGCCTATGGACGAAGAACATAAAAGCAGATCCGAAGGGGGTAAAAAAGGAATGGCGAACCGATGGAAAAATAACTCAGTTATTAAGAGTGCTAATAACACAGTTGATAACTCAGTTAGTAACACTCTTAATAACAATAAGAATAGAATAGATAAGAACAGAACAGATAAAAAGAAACTCTCTATCGAGAGTAAAGAAAGCACGGACAAGCCGTGCGAGGGGACTACCAAACGCACGGCGTTTGTCGTCCCCTCGCTCGAAATAGTCAAAGATTATTTTTCTACGATCAAAGGAGGCGATACGGATGCGGAATGCTTTTACGACTATTTCACGGCTAACGGCTGGCGAACCGGTAAAAATCCGATAAAAGACTGGAAAGCCGCCGCGCGAAATTGGATGCGCCGCAAATCCGAATTCAGCAACACGACCCAAAATCAAACTAACCATGAAACGAAGCGAATCTATCAAGACTTATAACCGCCCGGCGTCCGTTGAGGGACTTCCGGAATCGCCCGAGCTTGAAAGAGCCGTTTTGGGGGCTTTGATTCTCGAACCGGATCAACTGCCCGACGTGGTGGAGATCGTCGAAATTTCGGCATTTCATGACGAAAATAACGGCAAAATCTATGGCGCGATGCTCTCGATGTTGGAGCGTGGCGATAAAATCGACCTCTATACGCTTTCGCAGCGTCCGGAACTGAAAGACCGTGACATGTTGCGCTACTTCTCGGAGCTGACCAGCGCAGTAGGTTCCGGCGTTAACGTGCTGGATCACGCCCGGCAGCTCGCAGACACCGAAACCCGGCGGCGTTTATGCCTTTTCGGCTACGAACTCGCGGCACGCGCTGTGTCGGATCCCGACGGCGTTGTGGATTGGGCTACATCGGAGATAACCGCAATTGCAGACCGGGTCTCGCGGCCGGATGACATTACGCCGTTGTCGGAAGTCGTGCGAGCTACCATCGACGACCTGGAACGACGACAGCAGGCCAGGCAAGCGGGCGAGTGTATCGGCATTCCTACCGGGTTGCAGCGGCTCGACGCATTGACCGGAGGCTGGAGAGGCGGGCAGCTCGTGGTATTGGCAGGCAGGCCGGGAATGGGCAAAAGTGCTACGATGCTACATTTTGCCCGTGCTGCGGCCGCGTCGGGCGTTCCGGTGTGTGTCTATTCGCTGGAAATGCCCGCCGGGCAGCTGGCCGGGCGTATGCTGGTCGGCAGCTCGGGTGTAGATTCGGGAGCGTTTCGCACCGGCAATGTCGACGGTGCGGGCTGGACGAAGATAGAGACGGCCGGCGCCACCCTTTCGACTATGCCTATTTTCCTCAACGATAGCGCCAACATCACGATAGGGGCTATCCGCTCTCAATGTAAGGCGATGCACCGCCGGGGCAAGTGCGGTATGGTCATTATCGACTACCTGCAACTTCTCGACACCTCGACCCGCAACCCGAACAGCACCCGCGAACGAGAAATAGCTGCCGCCAGCCGTGCGGCTAAACTGCTGGCAAAGGAGCTTAACATCCCTGTCATCATGTTGTCTCAGCTTTCACGCAAGGTGGAAGAACGCGCTGATAAAACGCCGTTATTGTCAGACTTGCGGGAATCTGGAGCCATCGAGCAAGACGCAGATATGGTCGCGTTTATTGATCGTCCGGCGATGTATGGTGCGCAAATGATTACCACGACCCGCTACGGGCTTATATCGTCCGAAGGCGTCGGGGTGCTGCATATAGCTAAAAATAGAGAGGGCGCGGCAGGTCGGATATACTTTCGGCACAATGAGAGCCTGACCCGGATAACGGACTATGAGAATACGGCGGCGGACACAACCGGGGAGGCCGAGCCATTTTGACGTAATGCGCGATTTGAGCACCTGAAATTTCACGGGTGGGACAAGTGCCCACGATGTGAAAGAAAATAGAAAATTCAGAAAGCCTATATGAAAAAACAGCTATTATACCCGCCTTTGCGGGACGAGTTTACCAAGTTCGGCGACAAATTCGAGAAAATCGCCCATAACGAGGCTAACGGGATGTACTGCTACAAACGCACGACGCCCGGCGGGCTGACCTATTACGAGGTGTTCAGAGCGCCTAAGGCCAAAGACGAGGACGGAAATATTTATCACCACTATCCGAGTTCTGCGCAATTCGGATTCGGCACGGCCCTTTGCATCCGCGGAGGAGAAAAGCGCACAGCCGACAAAATCGCCTTCTATATGGCCAACGGATTTATAGCTGGACGCTGCCAGGCAAGCCCGTAAAAAATAGGGGGGCGACACCTGCGCCGCCCCCTATCCAGTTCCAACAATACCCTACATGATTATACGCGACAAATATAGGACTATCACAGCGAAAAACAAGCGCAAAATATGCAGATTATGGGTAGGCGAGCGGAAGGGCGGCCAGCTATCGCCGATTATACGGTATGGACAAATGAACTGAGCCGGGAAGAACTGATGATAATATTGGAGGGGCAGCGGGTTCACAGAATCAACCAAGCTAAGAGAAAATTGCAGTCCCTTCGGGAAATTAGGAATAAAAGCCGTGGATTCCGGCATAATCACCAATTAATCAACAATCAACATCATGATGAAGAAAACAAACAGCATGACAATCAAGAAAATGGAAACAGGAAACGCCGAAATTCTTACCGATGGCGAAAACGCCGCAAGGGCAGGCGCTAAACCCCAAATAAAGATATACAGAGAGTATAATATTCGGGAACAAATTGCTGCCGGTGGAGCTGGTGATTGGCAAATACGTATACGCAAATATACGGTTTCCCTACGCTATGTCAACGAGGCGCCCAAAGGAAATAGTCTCGAAACTTGCCAGCTTGTGACCTGTCCGCGCCAACGCTTGGTAGCCATAGTATACAAGGATAAAGATGGTATATCCCAAGCTATTTACCAAATAGCAACACCGGCAAAAGGGGCACATATTGCCACAGATAACGCAACTTTTGTAAAGTTGTTCGGGTATCTTGGAAGGCTGTGTGGTCTCGAGGTATCCAGCGATAAGGGGATGCGCTTCATTGGTGGAAAATGGGGGCGCATAGCCCAAACACAACCGATTACTCCCGAAGAACACCACAGGGGGATAACCCAGGATACGCAGCGATGGGTATGCGTAAAAAACAATTACTAATATAAAACCATGTAAATGAATATGGAGCAGGATTCTCTTCATAAGATTATCACAATCGAGATTGAATATTCGAAGCTTGTCAAAAGCTGGGCGGAAGCACAAAAGGTAATTGATGATACCAGGCAGTCTATCAAGAATCTCAAAAAAGAGGATGCGGACTACTATCAAAAGATGGCCTTATATAAAGCCGTAATCCGAGAAAAGACCGATGCGCAGCGTCAATTGATGAAACAGATCAACGAGCAAGTCAAGAAAGATGCGCAACTCGATGGATCCGTTAATAAACTGCGGCGTGATATTTCGAAGTTGACAAAAGAGTATTATGCACTATCCGAAGCTGACCGAAAAGCGGCAAAAGGGATGAAGATGGCCGAACAGGTGCGTAATATGCAAACGGAGGTTAACAAGGCCGAGCAGGATTTATTAAATTTCCGGTCGAATGTTGGCAATTATGCAAGTGCGTTGAGCCCATTGTCTTTTCAGGTACAACAAGTGGCTCGGGAGCTTCCGTCGCTTACGATGTCCGCTCAACAGTTCTTTCTTGCAATCTCCAATAACCTCCCGATGCTTGCCGATGAACTGAAACGGGCTTCGACCAACAATAAATTGCTGCGTGCCGAAGGTAAAATGACTATCCCGGTGTTTCGGCAGGTTCTTGCTTCCATTCTTTCATGGCAGACGGCTTTGGTTGTAGGCATAACCTTGCTAACGGCATTCGGCAAGGAGATCGGAACGTGGGTAAAGGGCTTGTTTAGCGCAGATAATGCGTTGTTAGATATTACTCAACATACGCAAGAGATAAACCGGGAGGTTGAAACCAGCAGGGCAGAGTTGAGGCGGGAGTTCGACGCCCTGCGTGAGGCAAAAAAAGGTACCGCCGAATATGCTGCCGCCCGCAAAGTCATAGAGGATAAATATGGGGACTATCTCTCTAATCAAAGAGAGGAAATCCGGAATTTAGAGAACCAAAAAGCGGCTTATGACGCCCTTGCAAGCAGCATTACAGCGGCTGCTATTGCTAAGGGGTTGGAAAAATCCAATGCTAATGCTGCCGAAGAATATGGCGAGGTAATGGATAAAGCCTTCAAAGGCGTGCAGGATAAGTTCATTAAGAAATTCGGCCGGGAGGCCGGGATTGCTTATTTTACAGAGTTTCGTGCCGGGTTAGATAGCGAAATTCCGGAATTGAAAGAACGTGCGCAGGAAATATATGCTTTATTTGAGAGTGCCCCTGATGGAATGAATATTATTGATACGTGGCGAGAAATATTCACGGGGCAAAAAATAGGTTCCACCTCGCACAATGAATTGGAAAATACGCTGCAGAAAGTGCGAGGCGCAATGGATCGGTATAACGAAACCCTTTCCGCAAATAAAATAGCGATGCAATCGCTTATGCATATGTATAAGATCGGCACAAAAGAAGAAGGGAAAGCTATCGAAGATTTAATCAAGCGAAAGGAGAAAGAACTTGCCGATATAAATAGTATCATTGCAACCACAGAGGACGAGATAATTTCAAGGAATAAAAAGGCCGAGGCCGTCGAAAACGAGATCAAACGACTGAAAGAATTAGGTCGAACTAATGAGACGGCGCTTAATGTCGCTAATAAGATAGAACGACAAGCCGCCAAAACGCAACTTGATTTAGAAAAGCGATTATCAAAATCTACTCTTGAACTCAGACAGGCGAGCCTTGAAAAGGAGCTGGAACTTTCCCGGATGCGCTTTGCGTGGGAGCGGCAGGAGTTGGAGAACAAACTCAAATACGATAAAACGTTGACTGCAAAATCCCGTGAGGCCATAAATCAGCTAATCATGAATATGGAGGAGCGCAGATATAAAGAAGAAGCAGAAATTCGCCAGCGGTGGGCAGCTAAGGAATATGAAGAGGACAAACGCAATGAAGAAAACCGGATACTAATGCGATTGAAGATTCAAGGCGAAATGAATCAACTCGCCGCAGCCCAGGTAAAAAATAAAAATTATGCGGCTTTAAATAGCGGTATTCAACGTGAAGAATTGAGGGCACGACAGGCCATAGCGGACGAGGAATTGCGCCAAGCCCAGGCAAATTTAGACGCAATAACTCAAATGGCCGAGGAGGAGTGGGTTGCCAAATACAATACAATGCAGCAGTATGAAATCGCACGACTTGAAGCTGAAAACAGGGTGCAGGATGCAATTAGAACGACCACACAATTAGCTATTCAGGGAGAAATAGATCAACTAACTGCAACGCAGTCTATGGTAGGTAGCTTGCACGGACTTTTCGGAGCATTAGGGGATGATTTTGAAGTATTTGCCATCGCCCAACAAGCTCTTGCAGTGGGACAAGCAGTTATTGACGCGCAAAAAGCGACAATGGCGGCTATGGCAGCCTGTATGCCGTTAGGGCCGATTGCTGGCCCAATAGCATTTGCGGCACAAAAAGCATTAATCCAAACCCAGCTCGGGATAAGTTTGGCAACAATTCTCGCACAAACTATCCCTTCATTTTTTGCACAGGGAGGGCTTGTCACAGGCCCCGGTACCGGCACCTCCGATAGCATTGTTGCCCGTGTATCAAATGGCGAAGCCATCATGACCGCCCAGGCCGTGAATGACTGGGGCGCCGTATTATCCGCGATGAATGTTTCCAGTGGAGGCAATGCTATCCAAGTATCCAATCTCCCCCAGCGCGGAGACGGGATGCGTGGGATGAAGCAGATAATTCAAGAAGCTATGTCGGAAATGCCTGCCCCGGTTGTTTCTGTTGTGGATATTAATAAAGGGCAAAAGCGTGTAAAGGTATCCAGTAACTTGGCAAAGTTAGGACGGATAAAATACAAATAATAACAAGAGCGACTACTGCGTGTAATGATGCACGCCACTGAACGACGACGAAATGACGAGGGGCGGAAATACTCTGCCCCTTTTTGTTTATCATTTGATTTATCAAGCTGTTTCGCAGACGTGACACTGAAATATGAGCCGGAATAAATAATTAATTTACGAAGGAGGGAAAAATACCCGCCTTCGTATGTAAGGTAAATCTTACTTCCACAAACACGTACCAGTAGTTTTTCCCCACGATAAAAAAACTGCTATTTAATCCAGTACTTTGTGCCGGGATGGAGCGAAAACAGTATAGCAAATCAGCCACCTCAACGGGTGGCTGGTTTCGTTTATCATTTCTTGTATCCGACCGGCCGTCGGGGTTTGTCAATGGTAGGTGTTTTGACCGACAGAGCTGCAATAGCCTGATAGATGTTGTCGAGTTCTTTGCGCATATCCTCCGATAGGTCATTGACCGCTTCGGCATTGTCTTCGTCGGCTCGCTCCAGTAGTGCCAGTTTTGCCCGGATTTCGGCCAGTTCTGCCGTTATCTGAGTTGTGGTGGTAATGTAGTTGCGCATTGCTACAAAAGCCCGCATAATGGCCCTATTTACCCGTATTGCCGTTTCGCTGCGTAGAACACTCGAAAGCATTGCGACACCCATTTCCGTAAAGGCAAACGGCGGATATTTAGGATACTTGCCCCGCCCGTCGATTTCTAAGGACGCAATTTGCGACCTTAATCTGTCTTTCAATGCGTTATACTCGCTTTCGGAGAGTTCAAACATAAAATCCTCGCCCTCGAAACGCTCGATATTGCGCCTTACGGCCTCTTTCAGTCGTTTTGTCTCCACTTGATAGAGTTCCGCCAAATCGAAGTCCAGCATCACACGCTGGCCTCGTATCTCGTATATCTTGCTTTGTATAGGTTGTAGTTCCATAGGTCGGTATCGTTGAGATTTATGCCTCGTACCCTTCGTAATAGTACGATTGTTCTATTCCCTTGAAAATAACCTCCCGATCATCCGTGCGGTCGGTCAATGCCTGGCCGAGCAAGGCGCGTAATTCCAGATCATTGATCGGGCTGCGTTCCATAGCCTGCAAATACAAATCCTTATCCACCTTCCGCCAGTCCACAACCTGCATCAATCGTTTTTTCAGCATCATGTCGAGCCAAATGCGGGTGGCCCGACCGTTGCCCTCCATGAAGGGGTGGGCAATGTTCATTTCGACGTATTTCGCAATTATTTCCTCAAAGGTTGTTTCCGGCATTTGCTCGATCACCGGGAGGATGGCACCCAGATAAAGGCAATTTGCAAATCGGAAGCCCCCCTTTGCGATATTCAGCGTCCGGATTTTTCCGGCAAAGTCGTACAACCCACCGAACAAATAGCGGTGAATCTCACAAAGCCCGGCCACGGTTCCGACCTCTATGCGGTCGATGTCCCCCGATTCGAATAGGGCGCGCGCTTGTTCGAGGCTGGCCGCATCAATCTGGTATGTTTTCTTGTTCATGATGTTAATTTTGCGTGTTATCGACAATAGACAGATACCGCCGCAGGGACGCTATTTCCGCCCCTATTACAAGCCTTTGAAAGGCATCGGGGTGTTGCTCGACGTGTGATTGTTCCAATGCCTTGTAATAGCCTATTTTCGCTTCGTCCGAGCCTTTGAGGTTGACGAGCGTGTAGCCGTTGCGCAATAGGTATAGATTCATCAACAGACGGGATGTGCGCCCGTTTCCGTCGATAAACGGATGGATTCGTACCAACTCGTCGTGAAGATATGCAGCTACCAAAACGGGGTGCACGGCCTGTGCCTCCATTTCGGCAAACCTCGACATGAAAGCCTCCATTTGCGGGGCGATAAGGTACGGTTGCGGCGGTGTGTGGGTGCTGCCCGAAATCATGACAGGCACGGTACGATAACGTCCGGCGTTCTCCCTGTCGATCCCGTGCAGTATAAGGGCGTGTATCTCCTTTATCGTTCGCTCGCTTATCTCCGTACTGCTGCGCGCAAAATCTTTGATGTAGTCGATGGCTTCGGCGTGGTTGATCGCTTCGAGGTGTTCGCGCATCGACTTGCCCGCGATCGTTACGCCCTCGTTCACTACAAGCTCCGTTTCTTGCAGGGTCAGCGTGTTCCCCTCGATACGGTTGCTTTCGTAGGTGTATTCGATTGCGAATGCCCCCTCGATCTTTTTCAAAGCCTCAACGGGCAGCGGGCGCAATGCGGACAAACGAGCCTTTAATGCGTCGCATTCCTGCAATAGTTCGTGTATCGTTTTCATATTATTCCCCCTTCTCCACCTTGATAAGTTTGCCGCAATGCGGGCAGGTGATTGTGTTCGTCGGTTGAGGGGCGAAAAGCTCCGCGGGAGTAACCTCCAAAGCATCGGCCATTTTTTCGAGCGTGTCAAATGCTGGCTTTTGCTTTCCCGTTGCTATACCGCTAATAGACGGTTGGGAAATTCCAATCTTTTCGGCCAACTGATTCAGCGTTATGCCCTTTTCTTTACATAACTCCTTAATTCTTAGTTGTATCATACTTATAAAGCATTGGTTTGTAATGCAAATATAGGCGAATTATAAGGTAATGCCAAATAAATAAGCGAAAAAAAATAGTATTATTTTGTATTTTCTTGTGGAAATCCTTGGTTGTTACAAACTAATGCCTTATATTTGCATTGAGAAAACAAGCTAATACCTAATAAATCATGAAGGCAACAACCAAATACAACCTTTCGAAGATCATGAAAAACGCCTGGTATCTGAAACGCGCCAACGTCTCAATGTCGTTCTCGACCTGCCTCAAGAAGGCTTGGCGCAATGAGAAGTTGGCGATCATGACGGCGAAGATCGAGAACCGCCCGACGGAACAGCCGAAGGCCACGGAGTACCGCCCCGAGCTGCTGATAGTGCCCGCGGACTATTACGGCAACAGCAGAACGTACTACGGCGACTAAAAAATAGCGAGATTCAACCAAAATCACGATAAAATTATGAAAAAGAACGTAAACACGACGAGTTCCCCGGGAATAGATTGGCGGGCGGAGTATTGGAAAGGTGTACGCGATTACATCGAACAGGGTGATCGCCTTATCAAGGCACAGCAGCGAATAGTCGAACTAACAAAAGAGCTTATAGAATGCCGTGATATTTTGGCCGGCAGGCGCACAATCAATCAATACCAATGCAAAACCAGCAAACTGAGTTAATACCATGACCACAGCATTAACCCCGTCCGACATTCGGACAATGGCCCGCAAAGCGGCCGATTACATTACCTTCCACTGCGACGGCCTCAGCAGGGGATTTGAGATTACCCACAAGGGATATATAGCCTTCATCAACTACGAGGCGAAGATGTGCAACGACGAGAGGCAAGACCTCGTGCTGGTGCCGGCGGTTTGGGACGCCGAAGGCAAAGAGTATCCCGATATATCCGAAGCCTTGCAATTAATGTTGAACTAATCATCTACGGTTATGATCTACGAACTATCCTTTGAAGGGCACACGGTGGGATATTTCCCCACCGAGGCCGAAGCCGTCCGCCGGGCAGGTTACCTCCCGAAAGGCAGGTACACGATCCGAGAATGGGAAAGGGACGGCGATGTTTTGATGTTTCACCCACAAACAAACAGGGAATATGAGTTTACAAACGAATAAACCCTCCGACTTTAACAGCCTTTCGGAACTTTACATGAAAGCCAGCGAAGCCCGGTTTCAATTACTCCAAGAACGTAGCGAATTAGTCATGGAGATTATCGAACTACGGATGCAGCTGCAAGAACTGCGGGCGCAGGTATCGCCGAGCAAGGCCGTTCAAAAGCCGAAAGGATTATTAATGAAACTTACCCGATAAAAAACTATTGTATTATGAACAGAGACCAAATTTTACGACGGAACGACGAGATAACTGCGGAGACAGATGCGGTAATACGCAGAGGGAAAGAGATTGTGTCCAAATTGGAGAGCGGCGCAATAAAACCGGATGATCCACAGGTAAAGGAGGTACTCCAGCAGCTTATAGAGCGACGGAGGATCGGCAACGAATTTAATGCCGAACTAACCCGGTTGGTGCATGAACAGAGTGACGAACCCACCCGCACCCCACGTTGA